CTATGCGTCCGTTTGTTTCAGGCACAAATAATTCTTTGCCAAACTCACCAACCCAATAAGGATTGTTTGCAGCTGTCGGTCCACCATTAGCAAGACCGGGGAATGAATTCAAATCAGCGATACTCATTTTAGGACCAGCAGGAAATGTGTTTCCAGTTGCTGCATTGCCGCCGAAGATGCCGCTAGTACCAAAGTCCCCATTACTGCCACCAAAAATTGACAGTCCAAAGTTCATTAGCGAGCCAAGTATTCCACCGCTATCACCACCGCTACCGTTGGCTCCACCAGCTGCGCCTTTGCCACCGCCTATGAGTTTTTGAAAGAGTTGTTGTGATACTGCTTCAGCAGCCATGCGTGTGATCTGCTGCACGACTGAATCAGCAAATGATTTAAAAGCATCCTTTGCTGACTTTGCACCCGTCACAAAATCTGTCAGTGCACTCGCCATGCTGCCGCTAAAGATTGCTTCAAATTTTAGCGCTAACAAATTAGATTCAGCACGTAGTTTTTCTAATGCATTACGTGCGGCTTCTGCTTGATTAATCAAAGCAGGATTTTGACTAGCAGCAGCGACTTTCTCTTGATTGATGACGATAGCTTCTAGTTCTTTGACTGCTTGCTGGCGTGCTGCTGAGATCTTTATTAATGATTGCAGCTCTGAACTTGCACCAGTGAATCTAGCGATAGCAACGCGTTCTTCTGCATTGCGTAACTTGTCACTTATGAGTCCGCTTTGCTCTTGGAGTTGGTTATATTCTGCTTGAGCGATCTGTGCTTTTTCTAGTTTATCGACTGCGTCAAGACCGCCTTGATTGTTCTCTGCTGATAGCCGTTTACGCAAGCCACTGTATTGATCAGTGAAACGTAACTGGGCAGCTTCTTTTGTCTTGCCTTGTAGGTTTAATAGTTCGGCATTAACAGATCGAATTTCTTTAGCTAGATCTTCATAGGCACGCTGCTCTTTGATGGTATTAACGATGGATTCTTCGCTTGCCTGCTTTTGTAGTTCTGATTTTTTAGCCCTAATATCGTCAATCTTAGATTGCGTCTCTGTGCGCTTACCTTCTTCGCTTGTTGCACGTTTGTATTTTTCAAGCGCAGCTATTTCTTTGTCATACAGCGCTGTAATATTTTCAACGTTTTCTTGCTGCGCGACTTTACGCGCTGCGTAGTAATCTTTTATAGATAATAGATTTTCATTATTGTAGAGATCGAGAAAGCGGTTGCGACTAGCAAATAAGTCTTTTTCTAGATTGACTTGTGACTCAAGATTTTTTATTGCTTGATCACTGAGTTTCTTTTGTAGTTCCAGTGCTTTATTTTGTTTTTCAACGTTTGCATAGTTGAGTGATGGTCGCGCATCTTTGTTACTAGAATCTGGCGTACTATTTTCAGACTTACTTCTTGCTGCACGCTGTTTATCACTGTTTTCACGAATGCGTGTACCGAAAAGTGTTTCACCAAGTATGTTTTCAACATCTTGGTTGTATAAGTCATCAATTATTTTTCTTTGTTTTGCAGTGTCGGCTGTAAGTTTTGCAAGATCAGCGGCGAATCCTTTGCCAACTATTTTAATTAAACGCCATGCCCCATCGGCTGCATTGGCTAAAGAATTAAAAGCATCGATGCCTGCTTCTGCCCAAAACGCTAATGCAAAATCATTGCTGAGTTTGTCTGACTCTTTGAGTACTGCACCGAGTGCAGTAACAAAATCAGACATTGCAGGTAAGGCGCCAACGACAAGAGATTCTTTGTATTCGTCAGCGCTTACTCTGAGAGCACCTAAGGCATCTTGAAATTTTACGGCGTTGGCAGCACTCTGCGCTGATGTACCAGAGAATTTGTCTACGCCTTCAGCTATATCATTTAAGGTAGGAATTAATTCAACTCCACCTTTTTTAAAGAGATCAGTAACTATTGCTGCTTTTTCTGCACCATCTTTATAGCCTTGCAGCGCTTTAGCAATATCAATAAAAACTTCTGACGTGTCTTTGTTTGCAAGGTCGTCAGTTGAGATGCCTAATGCTTCAAGCGCAGTCCGTACTTTGCTGGATTCTTCATCAACGCCTGCCATCCCTTTGGCAAGATTGTTGAGCGCTAAATTTACCGACTGAAAATCACCACCGAATGCTGCAACAACTTTAGATATGCGCGACAGGTTCTCAACCGACGAACCTGTTTTTTCTGCCATGTCTTGCAGCGTATTGAGAGATTCAGTGACACGATTAACTTCTGATACAAGTGCGCCAATGGATAGAGCGCCAACAGCTGCCGCAGCAAAACCTGTCAGTGCTACGTTGGCAGATTTCATTGACCGTGTTATTTGCGACGAAAACAAAGCTACGTCGCGCACGGCTGCGCCCATATCTTTTCTGAACTCGACCGTATTGGCCGAGAGCTTTAGAACGAGTTCACGCAATCCGGCCATGGCGCACAAAGGTGATGACGTTTAAGCGGCGCTTAGCTTCAGCAATAAAGGCGTTACCTTGTTGCTTTTCTTCTGTGCGATCTATGTATGGCATGAAGTCACTCGGTTTAAATGCGGGTGTTTTAGAAGAGCGATTTACGTTAGCAACAATGGAGGCGACAATACCGGCTTGCAAATCACCTCGCGCATCATCAATAGGAGAGATGGCGTGATAAGCAATCCATTCGGTGAGTTCTTCACTACTAAGAGTTAGTAAAAGTTCAGCAACTGTTCGGCCAAGCCTAAGCGCTAATGCAAATAAAAACTGTCGCTCAGGCCTAGCCTTTAGTTTTTTGCAATCACCTCGACTGCATCAGCACCGATTCCAGACAGTCGCAAGATTTCATTGGCGATGCGATCCAAAACCATAGGATTTTTCTTTTGTAGGTGCTCGATGTCTGAATCAGTAAACAGACTATTACCTGCATCATCAACAATGCAATGTGCACAGAGATAAGCTTTGAGTTGACTGTCTGGTACAGGCTCTTGTTTTGGATCGATAAATTTCATCATAGTGTCTCGCTGCAAAGCGTTCATACCTTTCACAAGAATACTGCCGCCCCACTCGGGAACATCAATACGGATATTTTTAATATCCGTAGCACGTAAGATTAAATCGCGGGTAAGCGGACTCATTTTTAAGGCATCCATATTGGTGATCCTGTGATTTTGATGGTGGCTGAACCTGATACTGCGGTTTGGTAATCCGTTTGAAAGGGTACGGATTTAACAAAACCACGAAACGCAAATGTAGCGTCATTAGGAAAATTAATGATGAAGGAACGCACCAGTGCATCGGCTTTCGCTAAACGCATTTCAACAATTGCACGATCAAAAGGAACATAGTTCATCTCGAACGAGAACTCACCCGCATCTTGTAATCCGAGTAGATATTCTTTTGAAGTTGAAAGTAAAGTAGTGACATCAATCTCAGGTGTTTGTGTGTCAGCAAAATTAAGTGTGCGCGTCTCAGGTGCAGCTAAATAAGCTTTTGGTGTTGCAGTGCCTCCGCTGTTGTAGTTACTGAAGGCAGTGGTGTTAAGTGCAACACCATCAAAAGTAATCAGACTAAATGTGTTGGCAGTTGATCCTGCAACGTAGTAGGTACCGTTTATTTCAAACATGCTGCCTACGCCTGCAATTGTGACGATCATGCCGTCAAGTAGACCGTGTGCTGTTGATGTAATTACGCCGGGATTTGCTTTCGTTATAGCTATAATTGTTTTAGTGGTGGGTGCAATCGACGGGGTGCGCTGCTCAATATAAACGCTAGAACCCAGGCCTGCAAATGCATTGGTTGTCATTCCATGCTCCTAAAAATAAAAGGCCACATTGCTGTGGCCTTGTGTAAAAAAATTGCTGTGCGCTTTATCTATGCCAGACAACTATCTCCATTAAGACCCTGTGTAGTTGTTCCTCCTGTTCATAAAAATCCTGCTCAAATATAATCAGGTTCTGCATGGTCCAGCTTTTCAACAGGAGCTGAATTTGCGCAGATAAAGACTGTGCCTCTGCATAGGTTTTGGCATAGATATCAAGCTGCATGTTGGTGTTGATTAGATTGCCACTGCCACCGTTAGCTTCTATAGTTTGTTGTTGACGCGCAGAGATGCGTGCGTAAACTAAATAGGGATAGTCAGGTTTATCAGGTGCTGCATTCGGATAGACGCGACCTGCGAAAACTGGTGCGAGTAGTGTGAAGAGTTCATGTTGTATCGCCATTATTTGTTTTCCTCGATAGCTTTCTGAATGCGCTGATCCAGTTTTTCTGTGATGGCTGAAACTGCATCCTGCTCTTTTGTATCGAAGGCGGGACGTAAGAAAGGTTTTGCAGGCATTTTGCTGGTGCCCAATTCGATGAACTTCCAATAAAAAGTTTTACCGTCTGTTTTGTAGGTTTGCCCTGCTTTGCCTGATCGAATGTTTTTCTTGGTGTTGGCGTATTTAGCCAAACCACCGCGTACACCAATGAGGGAAGTTTTTTCACTCTGTGAAGAAGAGCGTAGGCGCTTAATAAAGATTTGTGATTTCAATGCACCGGTATCAACAGGTGCTCGCGCGATAGCTTCGTTACGTATGACTCTTGCACCGGCTGATACTGCAGTAGCTAATGCATTGCCTGCAACTCGCTCGGGTAAAGCACGTAATTGTCTATCTAGCTCTTGCAAGCCTTCGATCCTAAAAATAAAGTGTTCATGCATGTCGTTCTCCTGTACTGCAAAGCAGATGTAGCTCGCGCCTACCTTGCGGCAGTACTGCTTCAATGTTGTATTCGGTATGACCTTGTTTGATACGCATGGCTGGTGTGATGTCGTTGCGGTAGCGAATAATGATTTTGCTACTGACTTGATGTTGATTGGCCTGCGCTGAAAATATTTCTTTGCCATTCAATGGCTGTATCTCTGCCCATACGGTGTCTACATCATTCCACTTGTGTGATGGCTCACCGTAAGCATCTTGTGTATTGCTTTGCTGTGGGAGGGTGATGCGATATCGCAATTTATAGCTCAGAATTACGCGACTTCCATAACACGATAGCGATCGAGTAGACGATCGATATAACTCGACTGGACAGTGTCTTTATCGGGCTTGATGGCAGGATCGAATTGCTCGACTAGTTTGGCCAACAGGTAAAGACGGATGGCCTGCGGTGTTGCTGCTGCGTTTGTCCCGTAACCGCAAGTGATATCGATGTGCACTGCATGATGTTGTGCAGATGTATGCGGCCATGTGACACCGACTGCAGGAATGATGCAGCATGGTTCGGTGACGTTATCTAATACGTATTGATCACTCTGCAAAGTTTGCTGGATGTGATCGGTATCGAGATACGTGATCGCATTCACACTACTGACGGGTGGATAAGGCAACTCAATCTTATTTGGAAAGGATGGCAGCACGACGCGCCAACTTTGCTGCATGATGGCGCGCCCCATGTAATGCTCAGCATGATCTGTTATGCCCATGATCCATGCTGTGATGAGTGGATCTAACTCATGCTGATCATCATGGTCATCAAGTCGCAAGTTAACTCTGGCTTCTTCTAGACTGACTGCCAATGCTGTTGGAGGCAATATTAATTTTGCTGGCACGATGACTCTTCCTTTTTATGCAATCTCAACGTGATTTGGCAGCGACGATTGCTTCAGGTGTTATGTCGAGTAAGTTTGATTGCAATCCTTGTTGTGCTTGCTCTGGCCAAAGTGAGACGATTTGGTTGCATTTACCAAAGGCGCAGTCGACTAGTATTCTTGCTTCGACTAATGAAATATCGAGCATGGTTTTGCATTCATTTTCTGGAATTCCTATTTCATTGTTTGCTTCTTCCACTGTCTCGTTGGAACTTAGTGATTTTGTTTTTGCCATGATGCTTACTCCTCAAAGAAAAAAAGCTGGAGCTTAGGCTCCAGCGATGATTGTTAGGTTGCAGAGTTTTGGTAATACTTGACTGCACCACCTGCATCGACAAGGTTGCCGCCAGAGCGCATGAAGGCAACAAAGCCGACTTGGCCTTTGAGTGTGAATGCACTGTCTGTCATGCGAAACAGTGTGAGATCCATCACATCACGAATGATGTATTTTTTGAAGTCACCATAGAGTACTGATCGAGCATTGGGTGCCATGCTATCCATTTGTTGATTGATGATGATGGGATGTCCCATCAATCGATCTGGTGTACCACCAGGTACACCTTGTTCATAGCCCGGCACAAAAATAGGACGACCTTGTGTATCTTTTATTTTGCGTAGCAATCTGACTGACTGGTCATGCATCATGTAGGCAAGACCAGGTTGTGAACGATAAGCAGGGTCGATTGCATGTTCAAGATCGACCAGATCATCGTAGGTGATATTTCCACTCTGGCCAGTTGCACCGACTTTGCCAGCTGCAGCTCGGGTGACGATGCCGAATGGTTGTGCATTACCGGTGCCGACTGTGTAGTGACGATTGGTGATGCGACCTAAACGCATTCCTAAGAGTTCGGTTATATAGACTTCGATATCGACGAAGCTATCTTGAATTAATTCAAATGGCACGGCGATGGATTTCGATGAATATTTATAGACATCGATGGAGGTGGTGCCAAAGCTTGTGTCTAAATTACTGACAGCTATATTTTGTCCTACGATTTCACCCTCTTCTGCCGTGGGGTCACTGGTTGGCCAGTTGAGCTGAGCGCCGCTTGCCATGCGAATGATGGTGGAGGCTTCGCGCATGGAGCCATAACTTTTCATAGCAACTTCAATGTTGCGCATGAATTCGGTGGCAACGGTATAGCCTCCTTCGGTGCTGGTGGTTGTGCTCATTGCTGCACGTATGTCGGGGGTTTGACGTAAGGCCATGCGATTGCGCTCGGTCTCTGTCATTGCCATGAATCCGCCTTTCATGAAGGCGCGGAAGGCTTTGGATTCTTCGCTGTGAGTAGCAGTACTACGAGTAGCAACATGGAGTGCTGCTTCATGTTGTGCTTGTGGCGACTCTGCAGCGAGATCAATGAGATTTTTTTGACGTGCTATATCTTCATCGATGGCCTGCACTTCAGCGACGAGTGCATCGAATTTTTCGATGTCTTCTTTAGGCATGCGCTGATCTGCTGGATATTTATTATAAATTTCATTGGCTTGTTTTGATGTAATGTCGCGCTGCTCGCGCAGTTGTGCAAGTTTGCTCATTCGGTTTCCTCTTTTAAAAAACGATTCGCTCTAGTAGTGAGACGAAAAAAAACCCGCCGTAGCGGGTCGTTCTCAGTGGCGCTGTTACGCTAGCTGATCTGTGCAAGAGTAAGCATATGCAATCGCTGACGCTGCTTCTCTCTGTGTGCTGTAGGGTCAAACTCTTCTTCAATACATTGTTTGGGTGCATTCGCGTAGGCAGATAAATCCCACGTGCTTGGTGCTTTTTTAGATTCGGTAAGTCGATCAACTAACTGCGCATCAAGCGCTTCTTGTGCTGTGAACCAAGTCTCTGCATCCATGAGAGTCGTAATTTCTTCTATCTTGAGTTTGCTGCGTTGTGCATAGCTTGTAGCAATGACGCTATCAACTTTTTGTAGCAATGCAGCTGTCTCAATTAAATCGTTTGCGTTACCGATGGCGAATGTCCATGCGTTATGGATCATGAAGAAACCGCCATCAGAGATTTCAATTTCATCTGCTGCCATGGCAACGATGGTTGCTGCACTGGCTGCTAGTCCATCGATTTGTGCAATGACTTTGGCACCGGTGTCTTTAATGGCTTGTGCAATAGCTAGGCCTGCAAAGACGTCGCCACCTGGACTGTTGATGTGTAATCGTATGGTTCCGCTTTTGATGGCCCGTATTTGAGGCACCAGTGTTTGCGCGGATACACCTCCAATATATTCTGCACTGATGTCATCGCTCACAATTGTGTCGTAGAGATAGAGTACGGTCTCATTTGCATCAGCAACAATGCAGCTATGCGGCTGACGAGTCTTGTTGTGCGCTAGTAGTTTGAGTAATTGCGTCATTGCTTGCTCCGCTATTGAGTTTGTCGCCACCATCGATGGGCGGTAGGTTTTTAATGCGACGGACTTCGTTTTGTGTCATCCAGCCCGGTTCTCCTGCGCGGCCTAGTCCTATACGTAGTGCTTCGTTTTCTGATTTAAGATCACCGCGTTCTAATCCAGCGACGTTGAATTCAACAAAATATTTTTCTCGCGTTGGCCACAATTTGCGATTGAGTTCTTGTTCGATTTTGATAAGGTGGCGTTGCAAGGTAAATTTAACAAAACCTCGTCCCATGTTTTCTACGCCGCTGCCCCAGCTTGATACTTTTTCAGTTTGACCAATCATGTGGGGTGGTACACCAAAGATGCGTGCGATTTCTTCTATTTGAAATGCACGCGTTGCTAGTAGTTGTGAATCTTCGTTGGTCATGGTGAGCTGCTCGATTTCCATGCCGCCTGAGAGGATGGCTGGCATGTGCGAATTTTTAGTACCGCCATGTGTGTTGATCCATGAAGCGCGCAAAATTTCAGCCTGCTCTTTGCTTACCTTGCCTTGTACTTTGAGTGCGAAATCTGGTTTGGCTCCATTGCTGAAAAAGCTGCTGCTGTAGTCACCAGCGGCTAATGCAGTTCCGATTGCTTGTCGTGCTGCATGCATGATGGGACTGCAACTACGTAAGCCATCAAATCCAAGACCGGGGATGTGTACGATGTCGGATGTATCGAGTATGTATTGCGCTCCAACTATGGGTTGGATACGGTAGAGCAACCGATTTGTTTTTGCGTCTCTAAATGGGGTGACGCGATTGGGGTGATGCGCTTTTAATCCGATGACGCGCTGACTAGAAAATGAGGCGCGCTTAAGTTCAGCAAAAGCATCACCATAAAATAAATTTGCACTGACCATGTATTCCCAAAAGGTCGCTGCTGTCATGTCTACACTTGGTGATTCATTTAGTAACCACCAGTATTCATGATCAGATTTTTCGCGCCCTTCTTGTGTGCGCCTGTAGATAGGAAGTGGTAGCGTTGCTATTGCACCGGCGATTAACGCTACACAGGCATAGACAGCAGAGACTGTCATTGCTGTTTGTTCGGTGACGATGGGGCCGCCTATGAAGTCGCTACATCCTATGATTCTTGTTAGCTCACTCAGGGTGAGATTGTGCTGTGTGTTGTTGTCGTTCTTGATTGCATTCTGTCGTTGATTGCGCCAGTTGTTGAGTATGACGCTACCGGGTTGTTGTACTCGCTCTGCGTTGTACCACGATGCTTGGTTCATAGTTGAATGATGCCTGCTTCGGATTGTTCTTCAACGACCATGGCTCGACCTAATGCCATGATGAGTGCAACGACTCCATCAATTTTGTTTTCATCACGCTCTTTGATGGGGCGGATGTTGTCGTTTTCATCGCGTTTTGCCATGGTATTGGAGACCATCCATGTCATGGCTGGATTGCCGTCGTGATGTAGTCGTCCTTCGAGTATGAGTGCTTGTAGGTGTTTCATTGGTTCTGATAGTGTTCTTGCTCCTTGCCGCATTTCGATCATTGTTAATCCTTCGTCTTGTAGGATGCTCGCTAAGTGCGTTGCATTCCATGGATCAAATCCGACTTCGATTACATTAAAGCGTGCTGCATCATCGCGTAGACCATCTGCGATAACTTCATAGTCAGTGACGTTACCTGAGGTTTCAATTAAGTAGTGGTTTCTAACCCAGCCGCTGTATTGCGAATTGCGTCCATCAGAAACAGCTGCTTCTGGTAGGTAGTAGTCACCGAATACGGTGTAATGCGTTTTGCCATCGATGTCGCGATTGAACACGCGCACTTTGGCGCAGATGTCGCTACGTGTTGCGAGATCTAATCCGATGTGACAATCGCTACCTGCAAAGTCATCCAATGTGAGCGTTGTATCTGCACAGCGATCCCAAGCACGCATGTCCATCCATGCTATGGATGCATTGACCCAAACGTTTAAGTGTTTCGTTAAAAAGTTATTTGCTGCTGAAGCCATTTGCATGGCTTTCTGTTGCAAGCTCGTGATGATGTCTGGCATAACAGAGATGCCCCAGTTTGGATTGGCTTTGATGAGTGCTGCTTCGCTAGTCCATTCATCATCGTCATCAATGGTGTAGATGATCCCAAACTGACTGTCATCTTCAACTGATCCACCTTCGACTTTATAACCAAGGCCTCCGTGCTCAATAAGCGTGGTATTGAGTATCTTGCAAACAAAGTCGCGCACTTCGTAACAGATGCCAGCGCGATCTGATCCTGCAGTAGTGATCACCCATAGTAGTGACTGCATGCGTTTACCTATAGAGGTTTCAACTACGTCATACACAGCACGTGTTTTATGGGCGTGTAGTTCGTCGATGATGCCTAGGTGTGTATTCAAACCATCTAAGGTACTTCCTTCTGAGGATAACGCTTCAAATTTTGATGCTGTATTTAAGATATGTAAATTGTGTGCTGTGATGGTCATACCAAATCGTTTACGCATGGCAGGGTTAGCACGTGCCATAGCCTGCGCATCACCGAATACGATACGCGCTTGCTGACGTGTAGTTGCGAGGCTATAGCATTCGGCACCACCTTCGTTGTCTGCGCATAGCATGTAGAGGGCAATGCCGCTCGACAGCGTGCTCTTAGCATTACCCCTCGGCACTTCAATATAGACACGTCTATATCTTCTATGACCATCTTTATTCACCCATCCAAAGATCGTAGTGATGATGAATATCTGCCATGGTTCTAAAACAATCTTCTGTCCTGCCAGCGGACCTTTAACGTGCGTGAGATTTTCGATAAAACGGCACGGTTTCTCTGCACGGGCTTTATCAAAAAAAAACGGTGAGCTTTTTTTAGCCCACCGTTTCAAGTCCCCGCGTTGTCTTTGACATGCTGCTTTCACAAATTTGCATGTTAAAATTTTTCCTGCTAATACGCCATCCACATATCGCTTTGCTAATGCTATGTAGTCATTCAGAAGTCTGTCCATTC